GTATTGCCGTCTGCGTCCGTTTGCGCGTTCCAGTTTTGCTCTCTTACTGTGAAAGCAAAGCTGCACTGGTCAACATCGCCGCGATCCACCAGCGTCATCAGATCGCGAGCCGCCTGAGTGTCCGGCATGTCGATCTCAAACTTGAGGCCGGTATTGTCTTCAGCCAGGGTTAGCGTTCCACTCTTGCCGCCATCTTTTGTGCGGCCCAAGACAAAGTTAGGGTCGTGGTTGAATAGTGCTCGAACGTCTGCGCCTTCCTGAAGTGTGCGCGTGAACGCGCCCGGCTTGATGACCTCCGTAAAATATCCAAGGTCAGTGGGCGTATTGAATACGGCGCAATAGCCGACCAGTTTCGTGGGCTGGCCTTCTGTTTTATCTGCGCGGAACTCAGTGGAAAACATACGGCGCTCTAATTTGCCGGTTGCTGGTTTAGACATGGATTTCCTTCTTGTAGGTGCGGGTGACTGCTGTTCTGATTGCGCCGATTGCGCGCTCTAGCTCTCTTGCGGACTGTTCGTCCGCATTCTCATTAGTCCATTCATGCTTGCGGGTGAACATGCCGCCGATGTAATCATTTGCGAACTTGATTACGTCGCCGGGGATCGGGTCGCGGACATTGCGCCATTCAGGGTCATGGTTAAGGCAGAGCGCGTCGGCGATTGCGTAAATGATCGGCTGGAATATTTTGGGATCAGCCTTGTCGCGGCTCATTGCGCGTCCGAAGGCGTCACGGAACAGCCCTGAGTAAATGCGAGAGAGCGAGTTCGTTTCAGGGGCTGCGGGAGGATCGTCACCCTGGTCGGCAGGATCGTTACTTGGAGTTGCTGGAACGACAACGGGGTTCTGCGCGTCCTGAACATTTACTGGGACGTAATAGGTATCGCCGGCTTCGTCCTCACGAGGATTCATGCCCTCGAGCTCTCTGATGTCGTTCGGAGAGAGCGATCCAGTTGTAAATCCAGTCTGGTAATAGCTCTGGCGGTCCGCTGCGGTGGGCCGTAGCAGCCGGTGAGTGTCAAAGTCGATGAAGAAGTTATTCTTTGCAGGACGCCGACCGATGCCAGCAAAGTCTGGATTCGGGAACAGCTTGCGCTTGAACTCCTGACGCATCGCTTCAAACCACGGCGCGAGGCAGTAAGACAGGTACTCGACGGCTAGCTGCTCTGCGTTCGCTTTGCCCTTATCAACATCGCCCAGCATCGTTACCGGTACGTGGAACAGTCCTGCGGTTTCAGCACGGACAAACTGACCAGTCTGGAGCATCTGAGATGCTTCCGGCGTTGTGCTGATTGCGGTGAACTTGCTGCCGACCGGCATGACAGCGATGGAATGAGTTTCAGCTTTCTGGCGTTGAATCCATGACTGCCGCGCTTTCTCGCGCACTTCATCTTTGCCGGTGACTTCGAGAATGCCGGAGGGTGTCGCGTAATTGCTGAAGAACTTGTTTCCGAACCGGCCCAGGGCAATTGCCTTGCCCAGAGTGGGCCGTGCAAGATGAACAAACTGCTCGCCCATGCGTCCGCTGAAACTCAGGCCAGGAATGTGCAGCATGTCGTCGGGCGCAATGATTCGCTCACGTCCGATCTGCGTTGGATCATCCGCGACTCCGGTTGTTTTGAAGGCCATTGTTCCGGCCTGCAGAGTTACAGGGAACGGACGCCACGGCACCGGCGGCAGAGTGGTTGTCTGGGCAACAATGAATGGAAAAGTCGTGTAAGGAGAGCATGGCCAGATGGCTGTGGGATTATTTGCGCCGTCGCGGAAGATCTCGCTGTAACCGTTGCCGAATAGAAGAAAGCTGATGGCCAGAGTTTTGCGCCAGGTGAAACTGGACATGTCCGCGTTCGGTTCAAAGTGGATCAGGTCGTAAATCGGATGGTCATAAGCAATATTGCGGACCTGACGACCGTTGACGATGTCGCGCTCATAAATGTAAGCCGGTTGAGATGCGATGCTGGAGGAGATTAGGTCAACGCAAGTGTGGACAGTGCTTACTCCGAGCGCCGTCAATTCGCTCACGCGAACACCGGCGTCGGATTGACCAGCCCCAAACATGTCGAACACCCATGACTCTGGGCTGGACAAAGAGCCTTCCATGTTTTCAAAGGAGCGCTGCTCTGCCGGTGCAATCTGGCGCTGCTCGGCCAGTAGGTCGCGAAAGATTCCAGTTTGTAATTTCATTTATTGGTTAAGCCCAGAGGATTTCGCCGTTCCACTCAGAGGAAGTGGTGTCTGCATTGGCAGCGCGGTTCATTGCTGTTATCAGCGCCGTGGCGGGATCTATCTTGTTGTCTTTTGTTTCTTTGTTTGGGAAGAGGTTGTCATTCTTATCTGGGTGAGCGACGACATTGCTGATGGCCCAGGTCAGGAGTGGATCGCCATTGTAATGAAAGCGCCCGTCCGCAACCGCTGCTTCCAACTCTTTCATTGCGGGTGAAAGAAAGACCGTTCGCTGGGGAACTTCAACCAGCGTGATGCCTTCCGGCATCAGGTGGTTCACGAGTTGAGTGCTGTTGTATTGATCGTGCGCGACCTCTTGTACCTGAAAGCGCCGGGCATTATCCCGCACCCAATCTTCTACAAGGTCGAAGTTGTTGGTCACGCCAGGGACGGCAGTCAAATGGTTTTCAATTACCCAGCCGGAATAAAGCGCGGAGTTTACAGAGTTCTCAATGGCTTTCTGTGGAAGCCAGCTCGTGTGAAAGCAGTAATAGTTCCGTTCAGTTCTACTGGTGGCTTCATTGGTGACGTCGCGCCAATGAAGACGAACCGCTGACAGAAAATCCAGCTTGCTGGCTAGATCCAATCCGATGATGCACGGGACAGTTTCAAAGTCTGCTTCGTCTAGTGACGGATCCGCACAGGCGTTCCACCTGGCCATATTCATCCATGCGGAATCTGCGTTGCACCAGACGTTCAAATGCTTGGTGAGGTAGGCCGGTTGAGCGCTGGCGATGTTTTGTGCCTTTTTTACCTTCTGGGCCAGATCGTCCGCAAAGACTGAAACTCCGAAGTTTGGATTTGCCTTCTTTGCTGATGCCTCTATCTGCCAGTCGTCGCCTTCATCAATCGTGTAAATGATGCCAAACCATGATTCGTCTGAAACGACGCATTCAAGAATCTTTTGTACGTAGCTCCGGACCTCATAGCAGATTCCAGTTTGGTTGGTTCCTGCAGTGGTGATCGCCCAAAGAAGAGATTGATCGCGCTTACCGAGGCCGGTTTCGATGACGTCCCAAAGTTCACGATTGGGGTGCGCGTGGAGTTCATCCACGATGGCGCAGTGGATGTTCAGGCCGTCCAGGGAGTTTGCTTCGGAAGCGAGAGCGCGGAAGAACGATGCAGATGATTGCTGGTGAACGCTGTTGGTCGTGACTTCGACGCCAGCCCGTTTGAGAAACTCCGGCATCTGCCGGGCCATCGCCTGAGCGACGCTGAAGACGATCTTTGCCTGGTCGCGAGTGGTCGCTGCCGAATAAACTTCAGCGCCACCTTCGCCATCCATGAAAGCCATGTAGAGCGCAAGCGGTGAGCTGAGAGCGGACTTGCCGTTGCCTCTGGGAACCTCAACATAAGCGCGCCTGAATCGGCGCTTGCCGGTGTCTTTATGCAGCCACCCGAACACGGTCGAGAGGCAAAACACCTGCCACGGTTCTAGCCTGATCTTCCGGCCACGCAGTTTGCCTTTGATGTGAGGTGCCTGCTCGATGAAGAAGCAAACTCGCGCTGCTGCGTTTCTATCGAACCGGAATGGCCACGCGGGATCCTCCTGCCTTGCTAGATCATCAATCTGGCGCTGGCAGGCTGCTTTGACTTGCTTACAGGCGGGGATTTTTCCACTGAGCACATCTCCTGCGTACTGCTGGGAAATGGCCAGGTAATTTCTGGCTGGCATTTACTGAAGTTGGTTTGCTTCTGGGACAGCGAGGTCTTGATCGCCGAAGATTTCTGACCACTCGTCGGCTGGTGTTTGAGGAGTCATCTGTACCTGGAGGCGGGAGCGGGAGGATGGCGTCATTCCAAACTCGGTTAGGAATTTCCGCATTTGATCGAGGGCCGCGTTGATGATTGAGACAAATGGGTTCTGGATTGGCTGGCCGGATGGTGCTTTTACGATGAGGGCGGCTGACTTTTGTAAACCGCGTTCAGCTTCTACCCAGCGACCATCGGCAGAGCAATACGCAGCAAGCGCTGCGCGATCCACTGATGTGAGCAATCCCAGGCGGGACAGCTCCTTGCTGATTCGTTTCCACTCGGCCTTGGCTTCATTGCTCAGATGACGAGGGCAATTCGG